TGTGCAATCTCTTGGTTAGAGTTGAGTGCGAAAAGTTTCATATTTTTTCTATCTGACATTATAGACCGTCCTCTGTAAACTTTATAAATCCTAGTTATATATGTCTTACCTATATGAACTGGGATTTGTGTATTTTTATCTTTTCTATTTTACCAAAAAATAGAGATTATTTCAGCTATTTTTCATGCTTTTGACAAATCGAACCAATTTTGAGGGAGCTTTTTGATAATCAATCTGATTTTCCTTTAAAAATTTCTGGAAATCTTGTTTCCCTTGCTCGTGATTTTCGACTTCAAGCTCTAATTCGTAATCTGTCATATCAAAGTACTGACTTTCATCCAGCGCCATGAGACCAATAGCTGTTTGCGTTTCATAGCGAAGTGTCGTTAGACAACCAAGAATCTGCCATTCACTAGTTTTAATACCATGTTTCGCCAATTCATCTAATACTAGCCCTTGAGGAAGTTCTTTCTTGCTCAGATAGTTTTCAGCATCTTTTAGTTGCAATTTTTGGTTGTATTCCATGTTTCCAATACTTTGTGGGACTTTGAGTGTCAGTTCTGCCCAGTCTTCAAAAGTTCGAATGCGCATAGCGACTTTCTTTTCTCGCAGTTCAAAATCAGGCGTGTCCATGTAGTAATTTTTTTGAAGAACAGGAGTGACACCTCTGAACTGTTCTTTTAGACGATCATATTCATCTTTTTTCAGTAGTGTTTTCAATTCAATTTCTAAATGTTTCATTTTTCTTACCTTTTCTTTATCGTTGAAAGCGGATTTATGGTATAAACTGCTCACGGTTTCCTAGTCCCTTGAAATCAGTAGGTTTCTAGCATGTCAACCAAAAGTGAATACGATATTGAATACGACCTTATTTTCAACTTGAACGGATGAAATCCATGAGCTGATCAACGACTTCAAAACGTTGATTATCATTGATGTGGGTATACATATCAAGGGTTGTTTGGACATTGTTGTGACCTAACCTGTCTGAAATGATTTTGGCTGTAACACCTGCTTCAAAGAGGAGAGAAGCGTGAGTGTGCCTGAATCCGTGAGGAGTGATTTTTTTGATATCGTTATGTTCACAAAAGAATCTTCTAAGTCTCTCTTTCATAGCTGAAGGAGAAATCCATCCCCCGCTGTTATTCGTAAAGATATAATTCGAATCATGTTTGTAAGGCACACCAGCCTGAAAATATTCTTTTATTTGCTGACGTTTCCAGAGTTTCAGCACATTTAGAGTTTCATCATCCAAGGTGATAACCCTCTTACTCCTTTTGGTTTTAGGATCCTGGACAGTTTGTTTTTTGCCAATCACGACAGCTGTACGAGAAATACTTAACAGCTTATTTTCAAAGTCAACATCTGACCACATGAGTCCGATAGCTTCTCCAGTTCTCAATCCTGAAAAAGCGAGCAAGTGGAAAAAAGTGTAGTCTACTGGTTTGCAATTTGCTTTGTAAACTTTAAGGAACTCGGTTAGTTCCTGTTTTGTATAGTAGTTTTCTTTGCCCTTTAATGGCCTGTTTTTAGGCTTGATAATCTTGTCTAAGGGATTTGACTTAATGATGTCAATAGAAGTGGCATACTTGAAAATACGGCTAATAACAGAGTAGTAATTGGCATAGAGGATATAGCGATTACTTAACTTTATAGCAACCTTCTGACAATAAGCTACACTGATCTGCTGGATTTTCATGTCTGTAAAATACAAGTCAATCATAACATCAAGTTTTTTCTTGACATTCTGATAGGTTGTGGGTTTCACAGTGCTTTTATAGCTATCAAGCCACAAATCAGCAACTTCAGCAAAAGTAGGGTTCTGGAAATCTTCATTGCTTGAAAAACCATTCTCTTCAACATCTAAGAGAAGATCTCGTTCGGCTGCCTTGGCCTCTTTAATGGTTTTAAAACCACGTCGTGTTGTGCGTTTTTCTTTTCCAGTGGCAGGGTCTATGCCCAGATATGTTTGAAAGAGATATCTAGTTTCTCCTTTTTTTGTAAGGTATTTTTTTATCATAAAAAGTCCTTTCTTTTCGATTGCTTGCCCGCATAGTTGAAAAGGTGTAGAACTTATGATAAACTATAAGTGTATTTTTTTATCATCCTTTCCATTGCTTGCTTGATGGAAAGTTGAATCCTCACACTCAAAGATGGCCGTCGGAGAGTGTGGGGATTTTTTGAGTTGTTTCCAAAATGGAAATAGTTGCTATCTCGTCAGATAATAAAATAAGGTGTACCTCTTAGAAGTACACCAGACGATTTTATCCTTGACGAACAAGGTTTTTTTACATTCTTAGTGTATTTCTTTTTTTAATTTCTGTCAAGCAGTTATTTTCGTTTTGTAAGTAGCTGCTTTTTATTTGTACTTAGCTATGTTTTTTTCAAAAATATCTAATTCAATTTCAGTTTCATGGCAGAGTAAAAGCAAGTCGTTTGGATAAATCTCGCAATGTTTCTTGGAGTTGTAATATATAGAAAATTCTAGCAAGAAGTTAGCACGACTGTTTTTAAATAAACCTAAAGCAGCCATTAGTGTATACAGACCTGTTTTTCCTTTTCCATTGTTATAATCGGATGATGAGACTCCCATAAACTCATGGAATATTTCGTTATATTCCATGCTTTTTTTAGATTTATAACTGAATATCCGTCCACTGTGTGCTGCTCTGTTTCTATAGCTATGAATCAAATTGAGCGATTGGGAAAACATATTTTTTACAGATTCGGTTATAAAACGTGATTCTAAACCGAAGCATATTGATATGACACTTGTCTTTTCTGCTGGTTTTAGTAGTTTATAGAAAGTTACTAGATTTCCAAATGTTGTCCCTTTTAATAAGATCCATGGAGGAATATTTCCGTGGCAATCCCGATAATGTTTGTAGGGCTCTAAATCATCATTTATGATTTTATCGAATTTATCAAATAACTGATACAAGGGATAGCGTGTTGAACCTTCTCGTTTTTTTCCACGCATATAATTTTTTGGTTTTAGATAATCAGATTGCAATTCTCCAAATTGTTCTGCAATGACATAAGCAATGGCTGTGCGCAATACAAGTTCAATTTCAAGCGTTGCTTCCATTATGCCGTTTCTAAATTCTTTATCTAACTGATACAGAGAGAGTAGATGTGAGAAAGTTTCCCCATCAGTAAAACGTTCAGTTTCGGCTTGTGTATTTAATAAAAATTGTTTATAACCATTGACAATTTCATAGTATCCATAGAAAGATAGGGATTGCCTAGCTAATAATTCATCATCTATAACTAGGTTCCTATCTTTTAATATTTCCAGTTGCTCATCAATAGTTTTGAAAGGTTTTGTCATATATTTAAGTTCTCCATATAGTAAAAAAAGCCCCATACGTAGTTGTATGAGACTTTCATAAGATTGGGCACGACGGCACCCGTTCATTAAGATTAAATCTAGTATAAACTAAAATAATCTATTTTTCAAGGGGAAAGTCTCATTTTTTTAAAGTATTTTGTTAAATTTGGTTTTATTCCCCCCTATACACACCGACTACTGCATAGATCTTGATGTGTGTGTCTTCTGCTGGTGGGAAGTCTAGGATGATGTCTTCGTACTTGTCATTGAGCGACACTAGGCGTAAGCGTCCGTTTTCGGTGTATATCTTTTTGAAGTAAGAACGGTCTCCGTATGCGATAACTGCCAAATCTCCGTTGTAGGTAGTCAGTCCCTTGTCTACTAAATAGAGAATGTCTCCGTCTTGGTAGTCAGGTTGCATGGAGTCTCCGCTGACCTTAGTCGCAATATCGTGGCGTGGCGGTTGCTCGTCAACCTCTATAGTCTCTCTGTCTGTATCGTCGTAACCAAATCCATAGTTGAATCCGCTAGCTACAGCCGTCTCAGATACTACCTCAACTTGGTACAAGCTGATAACTTCCGATACTTCGTTTATCTTCGTTTCTTCTTCGTTTTTCTGCTCGTTCAGTTGCCTCTCGGCATAGGTCAGGACTTTGCTTTGTCTAGGTGGTTCTAGTTTGTCGTAGATGGATTGGATAGGGGAAGTGGCAGGAGTAATTTCAATAGATGAAGGTTTGGCTAGGTCAAATAGATATTGAGGAGAAACTTCTAAAGCCTGAGCGTATATTCTAATATCCTTTTCATCTAACTGTCTATTTCCGTTTTCATGGTTAGAAATTGTATTTTGTTTAAAACCTGTCAGCTCGGCAAGTTTTTTTTGAGTTAATTTCTTGGATTTTCTTACTTCTTTAATTGAGCTACCTAGTATATTCATATTAAACAACTCCTTTCATTTCTTATTATATACTAACGTGACAAAAAAATAAATAAAAAATCTCAAAAAGTGATAAAAAATTATTGACAAATATCTCAAAGTGAGATATAATTAAATCAAGCTTAAGGAAATAACAAAAACAAAGCGGAGGGAAACACAATGAATAAAGGACTTACAACACAAGAACAAATCGCACTAGCAAAAGAAATTTTACAAGTTAAGAACCGCAGAGAACGCTCACTTAAACTAGGAGAAATCCTAGATCGTGAAAAACTATCATCAGATGATATGTACGCATTGTACAACACAATACTAACAGCCATCAGAGTTTACGGCGATGTCATCGGATTCGATGATAAAGATTTTCAAGAAATGGCTCTTACAATCTTAGTTCTCGAAAAGGTTGAAGAAGCTAAACAAGCTAGGGTAGCGTAGAGGGGTGCGATTCCTCTCCTAGCTATTGCTCTAAGAGCAAAAAAGAGAGAAAGGAGAATGGAATGAGACCAAGACGATATCCGTATAGTTTCAAACCAAATCTGATGAACATTTTAGATAGTCGCTTCTATACACGGCTAATTGTTGAAACAGAGGATGGAGCGAAAAAAATAGCAGAAGTCACACTAGATGATGTAACTTCTGCTGCAGGATATGTTGTAAGGCTAAGACCAAATTATGACTAGCCTTTAGGAGGGAGAAATGAAATGATTCACCATTATATAACTCATTATGCCAGCAATGGGAAAGATTACGCCGAAGCATGGATTCAAATCAATATTTTTGGAATGTGCTTTTGTGTATGGAAAAAGCGTACAACCATTGAACGATTGTACGCAAACGAAGATTAGACTTTTTTCCAGCCGTTACCTTTAGCAGATGTCGGAGGGAGCCGATCACCTTTTCCGATAGTTGCGGTATGACCATTAGTAACTTTTCCGCCACGAGGTCCTACCTCTACATAGCGACCAGGTTCCTGATTATCTGTTCCAGGTTTTATTGGAGTATTTGCCATACTATCTTCTCCTTTCTATTGGAATTTTGACTAAAACGTGAGAGGTCTTAGTCAAGATATATTATAACCCAAATATATTTGGTTGTCAACATATTGTATAAGAAAGGATTTGATGTGTTTGAAAAGCACAACATATGGTGTTTTTGATGTGGGATAAAATTGAAAAACAATTAAAAATAAAAGGCTGGTCGATGTATCGTTTAGCTAAGGAATCGGGTGTCCATCCATCTAATTTTTCAAATCTGAAGGCTGGTAGGATGAAAGAGATGTCGTGGACGAATATGTGCAAAATCGCTGATGCACTGGAAGTCAGCTTGGATGAATTAAGATAAGGGGGTGAGTGCGTGCAGGAACTTACAAAAAAACAAAAGTTAAAAAAGCAAGAGTTGAAGCCGAAAATAAAGCTTAGAAAAGAGAGAAAGAAGCATGAACTTACGACAGTTTTTATGGCAGATTTAATTGGTTTGAAAAATCGCAGACAATATGAATTAAAAGAAAATGGCAAAGCTCCATTCCATGATTATGAGATATCTATTATTTCTAATTATTTTCACAAATCAGAGAGTGAATTATTTTTTTAAAACAAAATATCTCAATTTGAGATTAAAGAGAAAGGAGAACTTATGACAGATTTTAAAAACTTGAATCTTCAATTCATCTTTCAGAAATGCGACGGATGATTACACTGCAGTCAAAAATGATTTTCTGAGAGATCCAAAGCTTGAGCCAGCAACAATTGGGATATTGATGGTCGTTCTCAGCAATAAAGAGAATTGGCTTGTCTATCCAGAGGAAATAGCTAGACGATTGAATATTAGCCGCGAAATGGTTTTAAGGCATTTCAAAAAGATTGAAAAAGCTGGATATTTACGGACTGTCAAAAAAAGCCTCGGCAGAGGGAGAGGAGTTCAGACTTTCAGATTCTTCTCAGATACAAAAATAACTGATTTTCAATTTGAAATTATGTTGCAACGTCTTGATGAAGCGATAGCTATGAAGAAGTCTGAGTTATCCACAATTACTTAATACAAAGTTGCATTTTACAACATTGTATTTTACAACATTGCATTTTACAACGTTGTAAAATAAGACACTAATAAATATTAACTAACAACAAGTATTAAATAACAATAAATATTAATTAACAACAAGTCCTACTTCTCTAAATAAATAAAAGAGAGGGTAGAAAAATAAATACAAAGGAGAAAGAAATGAGACCAATAGGATATCGGCTTAATGTTGAAGTTTCTGGTATTGAAGAACTAAAGGAAGCTTGTAAAGAAGTATCAAAAAAAGCCGAAGAATTGCAAGAAGCAATCTATCGACTTAGTATTATTGAAATTGAATTAAAAGCCAAGCCTGTCAAAGATTAGACTTTCTGTAGCAGTAGACAACATTTCTTCCCAAGTAGAGAACTTGGTTTGTTCAGAAACGAATGTATCTAGGATTGTTTCATCAGCTTTTTCAAGTTCTTCGTTACTAGAAATTTTTTCTGGGCTAGACAGCAGAAATTCTTCTATGGTTGAGAAGTTTGTGTTTTCTAACATGAATTTATTAGGAAATATTTCATCAAAAGAATATTCATGTGTTCCTGCAAGGGCTTGAGCATTCTTTGAAATTTGCTTGAGCTCTTTAGCTAGTTCATCTAATCCGTTCATTTTAAAAGACATATAGTTTTCCTCCTTTCTATTGGAATTTTGACTAAAACGTGAGAGGTCCTAGTCGAGATTGATTATAGCATAATCTAAATTAAATAACAATATGTAGTGTTTTTATATGTTTAAAACACAATATATTGGGAAAGGAGCAATGTGTGTGGAAGAAGTTTAAGCATTTGTTGATTGAAAAAGGGATGACACAGAAGGAATTAGCTGAAAAAGCTGGTATTAGTCCAAATACAATCAGAAATATCAAAACCGAGCGTATTTCTTTTAAGAATATGTGTAAAATCGCTGACGCACTGGAAGTCAAAATAGACGAACTAAGATAAACCAAAAAGCACCTGACGGCAATCAGGCGCATACTAAAACAATTAAAACCATTATATCACAAAAATGCTTGCCCGCATAGTTGAGAGGATGTAGAAAATGGAAGGTATCACGTTACAATTACGATTGGACGGCGAAAGTGCTGAATTGTTCACGAATCAATTACTGGCCTTTGCTGAAAAGCAGGTCAAGGAGCAGTTAGAGAATGATCGCATGCCAATCAATCAACAGGCTTTGATGAAGAAGTTTGGCTTTAATCATGCCTATGTTAAGAAGTTAGAACGTAAAGGCTTAAGATTTCGTAAGCAAGGGAAAGATATTATGTACGATATCAATGATGTTTATGAGATTTTAGAGTTAGAAAAAGAAGTACGAAAATTAAGAGCGTAAGGAGATAGAAAAATGTTTGAACCACCGATTTTAGACCAGTTGATGGGTGTTGGAGCCTTGCTGCTTGGTTTTGTGGGACTTTATCGTCACATCAAAATGCAAGAACAACGCAAGGAAGAAGAGAGACGACTGCAAGAAGAGTATGACACACAAGTGGTTAGAGCTTGTAATAAATTGCTTGAAATGGGTCGTGAGATTGAGAGAGAACAAATCCGCAAGAATATCCGTCGGGAGTTCAAAGGCTTCACATACGACAACGAACCGCCTCAAGGATTGCGACCTGAGCCATTAGCCTTACCAGAACCACGAAGATCACGCTATGCAAAGCATTTGGGATAGAGCAAAGGAGACGCTGATGACTAGAATTGAACTTGAAAACCGTGTGTGGCTTTTGGCCAATCATGAAGAAAAAAACGAATTACTGGATCTTGGGCTAACGTCCAAGGCCGGATATGTGAAACGAGTGCTTGAACTTGGAAAGGTGTATGCGCATGTTTGATTATGACAGAGATATAATGCAACCGCCCGAAGAACGAGAAGAACTTGACCCAAGCGAATATGTGGATATC